CTGCGGATGGCGGCGGAGGGATGAGGCTTGGCCGCGCTGAAAATGCTTATTTCAGCAGTTTGCGCCGCACACGCACAAGTCGCCGGGAACGATTAGAGCCCCGGGAGACACCGAGACGCAAAATCTTTGCAAAAACCCACCTGATGAGCCCTGCGGCAGGGGCGAAATGGCAAAGGCCATCGTGGGAGCCCCGGCGCTCTCTCCTTAGCGGGGGAGCAACGCGCAGGCGTCGCGGCTGACCGGCACTGGAACGGCCGGGGCGACCACAAGCAAAACGAAAGGGAAAGGAAGGAGACAACACCATGACAACAGCAGCTCGACAAATCTATCTGCGCGGCAGCATCCAGGAGCTTGGCGCGGCCATCGCCCAGGCGCGCGACGCGGGGATCCCGCTGAGCCGGATCGCGGAGGCCGCCGGCGTCAACCGCGCGCTGGTGAGTGCGCTGGCCAACCACGGCCATGCCGTGATCAGCGAGGAGAAGCAGTCCGACCTGTGGGACTGGGTGGAACAGCGGGAAGCTGAGCTGGGGCAATCCGGCGCGCAGGCGCCCGCCGTCACAAGCGAGGCTCCTCAGCAGACGCCCGGGCTGATCGCCACGCGCAGCTACACGGAAGGCCTGGGCATGTGCAAGTTTGCCCAGGAGAACCACGGCATCGCCATCATCACCGGCAAGCCCGGAACGGGCAAGACCACCATCGTGAACACCCTGCAGAACGTGCTGCCCAACCCGGTGTGCATCGAGGCCTGGCCCATGATGCGCCTGGGCGACCTGCTCAATGACATCGCCGAGGGCATCGGCATCCGGATCACCGGCAGCCAGGTGCAGCGCGTGCGCCAGATTGAAAGGGCGCTCAAGGGCAGCGACATCACGCTGGTCATTGACGAGGCCGAAATGCTGCGCAAGTGGGACAACGACAAGCTTGAAGTCCTGCGCAAGATCTGGGACCACACGGGCATCAGCCTGATCCTGTTCGGCACCCCGCTGCTGCACAGCATTGTCAGCCGGATGAACACCACGCAGCTGAGCCGGCGGATGTGGTCGGTCCAGCTGCGCGGCGCTTCCGCAAAGGAAGTCAAGGAAGGCATGAGCGGATATAACCTGACCCCGGAAGCCGCGGAGGAGCTGGCGCGCATCGCCGCCGATACCGACCGCGGCGGCATGGGCACCTGGGCAATGATCATGAAGCTGTGCCTGAAGTTCGCGGAGGGCGGGCCCATCACCCTGGAGCTTGTGAATGAGGCCAAGCAGTACAAGCCGGGGCTTTGACTCACGCGCGAGGGAGATCGCGATCCCCTTCGCGGACACCCCGAAATGAACCTGAAATGCTTAACAGGAGGCAAGGACATGAAATTACGATGGAAGGACCAAAACGGCATCCGCCTGGAAACGGGCGATGAGGTGATGATCTGCGACCCTGGCATGAGCCAGTACGGAGTGATCGAATACAACCGCGATTTTGCCATCCACATGGTGCGTGTGACCCACCGGCTGCTGCCCGGCAACAGGTGGCAGCGGGTGGACACCAGGATCACCTGCCACCGCACCCTGGCGGGACGCAAGCGCCTGCCCTTCACGTCGCGGCTGAAGGGCGTGTACCTGCTGGAGCGCCGGTCCACAGAAACCCTGCAGCGGATGGGCTTCCGGAATCCAAAGCAGGAAGATACGCTGGCGCCGCTGCCGCTGGTGTAGGAACGAATATCAATCAAGGAGGAAGACCATGAAAAACAAGCTCCATTTGTATCAATACTGTGTCATTGATGAAGAGGGACAGGTGCACCAGGGTATGAGCACCGCGGAAAGCCGCGCCGAGATGATCGAGGATATCAGCGGGAACTTCGGCGAGTGCCGCTTCATCCATGTGCATCCCATCGCGGGCCTGGTGCCGGTGCTGTCGTATGGACAATGGAAAGGCCAGGTCATGACGCAGGCGGACGCGCATGCAGCCGGGAGGGCGTAGGAATGCTTGACATCAAAGTGACGGGCGACGACGCCGAGATCAATGTGGAAGGCGAGGTTGGCGAAATCATCTCAGATCTGGCAAAAGCAGTCTTCGCCACTGTGATGAAGATGTCCGAGTCTATTAATTGCGAGGCGCGGGGGCTGTTTGAAATCTTCGGGGAGCTGATGGATGAACTGCGCCGGAAAGAAGAGGAAGGAGAGCTATGAGCAAAGGAATAATGATCGCAGTCATGTTGGCCCTTACCCTGGCAGCGGCCGCGGTCAGGGCGATCTGGGGAATGCTGGAGGACAAATATGGCAAGGAATGAAGGAACAGCACAGGCTGAGATCAAGAAAGCATGCGCGTTTGACCTGGATGCCCGCTGCGCGGCGGTCTCGCCCAAGTTCTGCCCGGGCTGCCGGTTTTACCAGACCGGAGAGCAGCTGAAGGAGAGCCGGGAGCGGGCCTATGAGCGGGTCCGGACCCTGCCGCCGGAGCACCAGCTGTCCATCGCGGGGAAATACTACAACAACAAAACGCCCTGGCTGCAGGGCGGGGAAAGGAGATCACACCATGGCACGACAAAAAATTGAAGCGCCCCGGCCATTTGCCAGCTGGGAGGAGGCGGATGAGGCGCTGCGGCAGATCGGCGAGGCCCAGCGCGCCATTGAAGCGGCGGAGCACACCATGCAGGAGGCCATTGACCTGGCCAAGGAAGCGGCCGCGGCGGCCAGCCTGCCCTACCGGGAGCTGATCCGCAGCCTGGAGCCCCGGCTGAACGCTTTTTGCGACCTGCGCCGGGAGGACATGGGCGCGCGGAAGTCCATCGAGCTCAACTACGGGGTCCTGGGCTACAGGAAGTCCACCAAGGTGGTTCTGCCCCGGGGCGCCGCCAAGGTGGCGGAGATCATCAACAAGCTCAGGGGGCGCGGGATGACCGACTGCATCATCACCCCGGCCGCGTGCATCGACAAGGACGCGCTGAAGAAATACCCGCCAAACGACATCATTGACGTGGGCGCCAGCCTGGATGTGCAGGACACCTTCTGGTACGAGGTCAAGCGCGAGGAACTCGCGGAGTAGGATCTCCGGAAGGCTTAGAAAGGAGGCAGAAGATGGGAAGGGCAGGCGTGACGCCGGCGCAGCTGAAGATGATCTGGGGGCTGGCCAGGAAGCTGGACATTGATGAGGACACCCTGCGGACCAGGGCGCAGCGCTACAGCGGGGAGCTCAGCCTGCGCGCCCTGTCCGCGCAGCAGGCGGCCATGCTGATCGACAGCCTGCAGGGCAAAAGAGAGCCCTCCCCCTACCGGGCCAGCCCGGGGCAGGCGGCTGTCATCCGCTCCCTGGCTGAGCGCCTGGGATGGGACGATCCCAACCGGCTGCGCGGCTGGCTGCTCAGCCGCTACGGGGTGGAGCGCCTGGAGTGGCTGCCGCATGACCAGGCAATCCTGTGCATCGAGGCAATGAAAGCCATGCTCAAGGGCGGCCGCGGTGAACGAAAACGCAGAGAGGCTCCGGCAGAAAGCCCCGTTTGAGAGAACTGCCGGGCACAAAAAAAGAAAGGAGGAGCACATGGCGCAATATCCGGAAAGCTATCTGAGCATTGCCGAGGTCATCGGCGAGGATGCAGCCCGCGCGCTGTGTGCGGTCTTCGGCGGGGAAGCCATTTACATCCCCAAGCTTGACAGCGTGGAAAACGCGCAGCGGGTGGCCGCCATCCGCAGGGAATACAACGGCGTCAACATCCCGCAACTGGCGCGCAAGCACAACCTGACCATCCGCCGGGTGCAGCAGATTGTCGAAAACGAGCGCCCGGTGCTGCCCGGGCAGGTGAACATGTTCGACGCCCAGGCGAAATGATTCATACAAAACGTATCATGCGAAACGTTTCGCGTGGATGCATCCCGCGCATCGCCGTACAATCCCCGTGAGCATCACGGGGATTTCTCATCGGGAGGGAACATGAGCGACTGGCTGTTTTGGGTCATTACAACCGCTGTGGTCACAACGCTGGGCATCATTGCCTTTTTTATCAAGAAAACGATCGTTGACGCGGAAAAACGGGACGCGGAAACGCGGCTGCAGTTCACCCAAACGCTCAGCAGCCTGGAAAGCAAGTTCTCGGCCGCGATCTCAGACACAAAGCTTGATATCCGCAAGGTGGAAGACAAGCTGAACAGCCTGATTGAAACCCTGCCAATGACCTTTACTTTGAGGGATGACTTTATCCGCTCCATGAGCGGAGTGGAGGCCAAATTAAACAAGATTTTGGATCGGCTGCCGCCGGTTAGAGGGGAGTAAGAATGAGCGTCAATTCCATGCGCAACAAGCATATCCGCGGGCACATCATGTATCTGCTGATGCTTTCGCACCCCACGCCGACCACCGGCAAGGTGCTGGAGACCGGCATGCTGTCCTCCATGATGGTGGTCAACCCGGACATCAGCGCATACCTGGATTACCTGGTTGACCGCGGATATGTGGAAAAAACCGAGAAGCCGGAGTTCGGGCTGGTGTACTACAAGCTGACCAGCCGAGGGATCGACCTGATGGAGAACACCATCAAGGATCCCGGAGTGATCCTCCATGGCGGAAACTAAGCGCAAAACCAGCCGGGTGCGCTTCCGGGTGGATGAGTACCCGCCGGAGGCCAAGGAGATGCTGGAAAGCATGCTGCAGGATGTGCGCTACACCTACCAGGAGATCGCGGACGCGATGACTGAAAAGGGATGGCCCATCACAAAGAGCAGCGTGCACCGCTACGCGAAGCGCACCCAGGCGGCCACAGAGCGCCTGCGCGTCGCCGCTGAGCAAACACGGGTGCTGATCCAGAGCATCAAGGACGGCCAGGACGTGGAAGCCAGCGAAGTGGGCAGCGCCCTGCTGCTGGACGGGCTGATCAACCGCCTGGCCACGGCTGAGGAAGAGTTTGACGACATGCCCCTGGACAAGGCCGGCAGGCTGCTGGTGCAGCTTCAGCGCAGCGGGGTGTACAAGAACCGCTGGAAGGCCGAGCGGCGCAAGACCATTGAAAGCCTGCGGGACAGCATGATGAGGGAACTGCAGGGCGAGGTCCAGGAGGATGATGAGCTGCTGGCCCGGCTCAGCCAGATGGTTGAGCGGATCGCAGACAGGGAGGCGGCGAAGGATGATTAACTGGTTCGTGCTTTGGACCCTGACGGGCAAGGAAAAGGAGGTGCTCTTTAGGGTTTCCGAAGTCCCGGGCATCGACCGGGCCATGGTACCCACCGATGTGCTGCACTACCGCAAGGCCGGCGCCTGGGAGCCCCGGGAAAGCGTGCTGATCCCCGGATATGTCTTTGTCAGATGCGCGATGAGCAGCACCATCTATCACCGTATCCGCGGGATCCCCCACGTGATCGGCTGGCTTGGGTCCGACAGCATGTGGCCGACCATCGTGCCCGAGGAAGAAATGATCCCGGTCATCGCGATCAACGCAGGCTGTGACCCGGCCAGCTACCTCAAGGAAGTCAGCATCGACCGGCGAAAGCGCCGGGGGCGCGGCAGCCTCACGCTGCTGGGACAGCAGCAGACCCTCACCTTCCATCCACACACCGACGCGACCGACAAACAGCCGGAGAACGGGCAGGTTGACCAGCGCCCTGCAGACGACGAAGGCGATCAGGAGCCGCAGGAACTGCCCCAGGGCTGAACGGCCCGGCATGTTCCCGAGGATCCGCCTGAGCCTGCCTTTGACGCAGGCCATGGCGCCAAAGACGAGGTTCCTGCGTGAACCGCATGGGCCCTTCCTTTCTTAAAGGGGCGTCCCTTGAGCAAGGACGCCCTGAGAAGGGCATCCGGCGATATCACGCTGAACATAATGAACGCACATTGTTTTCAAACGCCCCCGGAAGGGGGCTTTTGATTGCGGAAAGGATGGCTGCATGAAGGGCGACGCTTACCGGGACCGGATGATGCAGGCGGCCGTCCAAAACCGCAGCGAGGAACGGGAGCTGAACCGGCGCATCGCCAGGCTGTACGAGCAGGCGGCGGAAGACATGGCCCGGCGGGCGGCTGACAGCCGCAGCGGCAGCCTGACAGAGCGCTTTGCTCGGGACCTGTCCCGCAGCCTGAGAGAGCGCAGCCAGGAGCTGTGGGCCCAGGTGGAGGACCTGACCCGTGCCGGGATGCGCGGCAGCGCGCGCCGGGCGGCGGAGGTTCAGACAAGCTTTCTGGATGAAGCCGGCAGGCTGATCAACCCGGAGCTGCCCATCCGGATCCGGGCGGCCTTTTCGGAGGTGGCCGACGAGGCGGTGGCGCATGTGCTGCGCGGCGGAATCTACGGCGGGAAAGCGCCGATGCTGAGCAAGCGGATATGGGACAACGCCGCCCTGCAGAGCGGGAAGCTGGAGGAGATCATCAGCCAGGCGGTAGCCAAGGGAGAGAGCCCCATCAAGCTGTCCCGGGCGCTGGAAGCCTTTGTCAGGCCGGACGCCGCGGAACCGAGCGCCTGGAACGATGTGTATGACATCCCCTTTGACTACCGCATCGACTACAACGCCAAGCGCCTGGCAGTGACCAGCATCCGGCACGCGGCCTGGGGCGCCACCATCGCCGCGGGGATGAAAAATCCCTACGCTGACTTCCTGCACTGGGAGCTGACCCCGGCGCATGTGATCTTCGACATCTGCGACGCCCACGCGGCCCATGACGAGGGGCTGGGCGAGGGGAACTTCCCACTTGACGCCGCCCCGCTTCCGCACCCCTGGTGCACCTGCCTGTGGTATGTGGATACCAGCAAGAGCCTGGAGCAGATCGGCCGGGAGCTGCGGGAGTGGGCGGATGGAGAGCGCAGCGATTCCCGGCTGGATGAGGCGTTTGGGGCGTGGAAAAGAGATAAACTTAATCTGGATGAATTGGTGCTGCGCGAGGACAATTCCTACTTTATAATGGGGCGCATCCCGCAGCAGGTTGTAAGCGGATTGGAGACAATGCGCGATGATGAACTGATCATCACCCACGAACGAATCAAACATATCAACAAGAGACATCCAGGAGATCTTGACAAGTATGGAAAGCATCTTTCAGATGTCATAAAGGATCCGGACTTTGTCCTGAAGGACGCAAGAAGAGACCAGACCGGGATATGGGTCAAGGAATATTTGGATGAAGATGCAAGGCTTAGAATTACAATCAAGTTAGCGGCATTTGCGGATGCTCCCCATATCAAAAACTCTGTTCTTTCTTTCCAGTACATACGAGCTTCAGAATATCGCAGGCTGGCAAGAAAAACAGATGAAATGGTTTACAAAAGACAATCGCGATGATATTATGGACGTGAAGGCAGGCTCTTTGAGGTGGTAAACCGTCCCGACCACACGCCCCTGTGGCTACAAAGAGATGCAGGATTGAGGGACACCTGCCAAAGAGCCTGTCAAACGCCCTGGCGAAGGGGCGTTTTTAATTTGGGCAAATGAGGGGACCGTGGCAAAGAACCTGCGCCTGACCCGCGAGGGCATCGCGGTGGCCCGGGAGATGAAGGAAGAGAAAGGAAGAAACCATGAAGGAATCGGAGTTTCGGAAGCTGTACAACCAGCGCGTTGCTCAGCTCAAAGCGCATGAGGGCATTGAGATTCTGGGGGTGGTCTCGGCTGACGGCGATGCCGTTGTAATGAACACCAGGACGCCTGGCGTGAACCTGAGATATTTCGACAAGGAGCAGGCCTATGGCGCGATCGTCAGCGGCCGGATGGGCAACAAACAGGAAGTGATGGCGGCGTTCCTGGCGTACGCGATCTGCATCGACATCATCTCCGGAAAAAGCGAGAAGGCCCGCAACAAGCTCATGGAGCGGATGCACCTGTTTGACGGGAAGCTTGGGCCGAAGGGCAGCAACCGGAGCCAGGGCGATTGCATCTTTGAGGTGCAGCCCCACCAGCCTGAACGCGGCATGATCAGCTACTCGGCGGTCAAAACCAGGCCTGAAAGCGCCCCCGTTCAGGAATCGCCCTAAAAGGGGCGTTTGCGGCGTTTTAAGGGCCCGGGAAGGGAATTACCAGGGCAAGGGCGGGCACCCGCCGTTTAACGCCGTTTAACGGCCTTAAAATTGATGCTAAGGAGGAGACGGATGTCAGACAGCGCGATGCTGACGTTTTTGACGCGCAAGCCGGAGACCGATCCGGCTCTGGAAGCGGACTTTGAGGCGCGGTTTCAAAAGAACATCGGCCCCGCGTTCCGGGAGCTGGATCAGGACATCGACCGGGACGGGCACAGCGAGTACCTGCTCAAGGGCGGCCGCGGCAGCCTGAAATCCAGCTATATCGGCATGAGGGCCCTGAAAACCCTGCGGCGCACGCCCCGGGGCAACGCCCTGGTGATCCGCAAGGTGGCGGCTACCATGCGCGACACGGTGTACGCGCAGATCCTCTGGGCGATGGACATCTTAGGCGTGTATGAGGACTGGGACTGCACCGTCAGCCCGATGAAGATGATCAATAAAAAGACCGGCCAGGAGATCATGTTCCGGGGGCTGGACGATCCCCGGAAAATCAAGTCCATCAAGCCCAGGCGCGGATTCTTCGCCGTGGTGTGGTTTGAGGAGGGCGAGGAATACGCGGATTACGCAGAGATCAGGAACGTGATGCAGTCCGCCGGACGCGGCAAGAAGGCCAACACCAAGACCTTCATCAGCTACAACCCGCCCAAGAGCGCCAACAGCTGGATCAACAAGGAGGCGCTGGAGCAGCGCCCAGGCCGGCTGGTGCATCACAGCAGCTACCTGGAGGCGCCCCCGGAGTGGCTTGGGGAGCGCTTCCTGCGCGAGGCGGAGCAGCTGCGGGAAAGCAACGAGCTGGCCTGGCGCCATGAGTACATGGGCGAGGCCACGGGCACGGGCGGCGCGGTGTTCTCCAACCTGGAGATCCGCCGCATCACGCCGGAGGAGCGCGCCGGCATGTGGCCGCGGCAGTACGGGATGGACTTCGGCTTCAGCCTGGACCCCTCGGCGCTGATGGAGACCCACTTCCGCAGCGGGGAGCGTGAGCTGTTCATCCTGGATGAATACTGCAAGGCCGGGGCCGGACTGGACGCGATGGAGAAGGCCATCCGCCAGATGACCGGCAACCAGCATCAGGTGTGGAGCGACACCGACCCGCGGGTGGTGGCCGAGCTGCACGGGCGGGGCGTCAAAATCGCCGCGGCCCGGAAAGGGCGGGGCAGCCGGAGCTTTGGCATGCAGTGGCTGGAGGAGCTGCCGAAGATCGTGATCGACCCTGTCACCTGCCCGAATGCCGCCCGGGAGTTCAGCGCCTTTGAGCACGCGCGGGATCCCCGCAGCGGGGAATGGCGGGCGGACTACCAGGACGGCGACGATCATACCATTGACGCTGTGCGCTACGGGCTGTGGCCTGAGATCCACCGCAACAAGCGCAAGAAATTCTTCAGCGGGAAAGGAACAGTATGAACGCATGGCGAGACAAGATGCTGGAGGGCCTGCTGGGGAAGGAGACCGCCCAGCGCCTGATTGAAGAGCAAAATGAGTTGCTCAAATACTACCGCATGTACGACGGCCCGGGCCAGGAATGGGCCACGGCAAGCGGCCTGGACTATATCCCCACCAAACGGGTCACCAACAACATCAAGTACCTGATCAAAGAGGTGGCTCGGTTCATGTTCTCCCGGACGCCGGAGATCACCATCCAGCCGGTTGGGGAAGAGCAGGGAAACGCTGAAAAATGCGCCGCTCTGGAAAGCTTCATCCGGCAGGTGCTGCAGAAAAGCCGCTTTGCCGGCGCCCTGCCCAAGGCGGGCCGGGACTGCTTCATCGGCAAGCGCGTTGCCCTGAAGGTGAGCGGAGGCCCTCAGCATCCTTTGCGGGTGGGCTTCCGCCCGGCGCTTGAGGTGTGGGCGGACTATGACCCCGAGGATGTCAATGAGCTGAGCACCCTGTTGTATCTGTACCAAACCCACGACAGCAGCCGCGAGGATGAGCAGCGCTTCTGGATGCAGCTCTACCGGGCGCAGCAGGGCCAGGTCACCGTGGAGGAGCGGATTGTTGACGGCCTGGGACAGACGGTGGAGGAACGTATCTCCAAGACCAGGCTGCCCATCCCCTATATCCCCAGCGTGGTGATCATCAACGACGGGCTGACCGGGGATACCCTGGGCGAGAGCGAGGTGGAACAGCTGGCGCAGCTGGCGGACGCCTACAACCGGATGACCTCGGACGACCAGGACGCGCTGCGCTTCAACATGTACCCCCAGACCGCCTTTACCGACGCGAGCCAGGAAAGCCTGGCCAATATCAAGGTGGCTCCCAAGGCCATCATCGACCTGCAGACCGACCCGGTCCGCATGGACGGGCAGGCCAAGGCCCAGGTGCTGGAAAGCGGTTTTTCCTACAATGACCGGCTGGAAGCGCTGCTCAACCGCCTGGACACCGACATGCGCAAGATGCTGGGGGTGCCTCCCAAGAGCCTGGACGAATACCGCGCGAACGGCATCAGCGGCAAGGCGCTGCGCGCGCTGTACTGGCCGCTGATCACCAAGTGCGAAGAAAAGTGGGCCGAGTGGGACACGGCGCTCACCCACATGGTGGGCTGCCTGTACGACCTGGCGGTGGCCTACAACCAGGCTGAAGGCTTTGCCGGGGCCAGGTTTACCGTGGGCATCGAGCACCTTTACCCGATCACGGACGATGAGGAAGAGGAGCGCGCGCTTGACTTGCGCGAGGTCCAGGCGCGGACCCGGAGCCGGCGCAGCTACATCGACAAGTGGCGGCCCAATGACAACGCGGATGAGGAGATCCAGCAGATCATCAGCGAGCAACGGCAGCTGGAGGAACAATTCGGGCCGGTGTTTTAACACAGGCCCCTGACACGACAAAAGCGGCCCGGAGGGCTGTTTTTTAATTGCGACAAAAGGAGGACAACATGGCAGACAATACCAAGACACCTGCGCAGGAAACCCAAGCGACCGACATTGCCAGCCCGGCGGCGGAAGACACCAGCCAGCAGGCAGCGCAGCAGGCCCAGACTGAAACTGACAGCCAGGCGGCGCAGGGCATGGACCAGGCCGGACCGGACGCAGCCCAAGAACCCGTACAGGAAGCGGATCAGGGCGGCGCGGCGGAGCAATCCGAAGCGCAGGAGACGCAGGAGACCGGGAAGGCCGATCAGGCCGAGAAAACCCCGGACATCGAAGCGCTGCAGGCGCGGGTGCTGGACGCTGAGCTGCGCGCGGCCGCGGCTGTAGCGGGCGTGCCGGCCAACAGGCTGGCCTATGTGGCCAGGCTGGCTGACACCGGCCAGGCCAAGGGCGCGGATCCGGCCGAGTACGCGAAAGACCAAATCAAGCGGATCCTGAGCGATTTCCCTGAGTTGGTACAGCAGCCCAGCGGCACGGGCAGCGCAGGCAACCACGCGCGCGCCCAGGAGCAAAAGAAGGACCCCTTCATCAAAGGCATGGAAGCCTGATCAATAATCAAGGAGGATAGACCATGGCAATCAACTACGCGGTGAAGCACGCCCAGAAAATCGACGAGGCGTTTTCTGTGGGATCGATCACCGAAAAAGCGGTCAACAAGGACTATGACTTTGTCGGCGCAAGGACCGTCAAGGTGCACAGCGTGCCCACGGTGGGCATGAACGACTACACCCGCAGCGGCACCAACCGCTACGGCACCCCCGGCGAGCTTGAGGACCAGGTCCAGGAGCTGACCATGGGGAAGGACAGGAGCTTCACCTTCACAGTGGACAAGGGCAATTCCGAAGAGGACCAGGCGCTGAACGCCGGCAAGGCGCTCAAACGCCAGCTTGACCAGGTGATTGTGCCTGAGGTTGACCGCTACCGCCTGGCCGTCATGGCCGCAGGCGCCAAGCACAGCCAGGGAGGCTCTGTCAGCAAGAGCAACGCCTATGAAACCCTGCTGGACCTGCAAGGCAAAATGGACGAGGACGGCGTGCCCAGCGCAGGCCGCATCGCCTATGTAAGCGCCAACTTCTACAAGTACATCAAGCTGGATGATAACTTCGTCAGGTCCGGAGACATCGCGCAGAACCTGCGCATCAACGGCCAGCTGGGCGAGGTGGACGGCGTGGCCATCGTCAAGGGAATGGGGCGCCTGCCCGCGAAGGTGGACGTGCTGCTGGTGCACCCGGTCGCCACCACGGCGCCGCACAAGCTTGCTGAGTACAAGACGCACATTGACCCGCCCGGCATCAACGGCATGCTGGTCGAGGGGCGCAACTACTTCGACGCCTTTGTGCTCAACCAGAAGCGCGGCGCGCTGGCAGTGCACCGCGGCGCCCTGCTGCCCCTGACCGTGACCAACGCAGCCGGCGCCGCGAACAAGACGAAGTTCACCAAGGTGGAAGGCCACCTGGGCGAGCTGGGCACAGCGATGGGCACCCTGGTGTACATCATCGCCGCCTCCCCGACCGCTCCCGCGCTGGGCGCCGACATCTCCAACACCACCAACTACCCGGAGCTGACGCTGAACACAGACATCGCGGCGCAGGCCAATGATAAGTACATCATCGCGCTGAAGGACCGCAACGGCATCTGCATCGGCACCAGCGGCACCGCCGCGGCCTGCGCGATCGGATCGTAAGCTGACACAGCGGCGCCATCGCGTCAGCAGAAAGGAGCGTGACCAATGAAGCCGCTTGAGCAGCTGAAGCTGCTGACCCAGGAGACCGGACCTGAACCCGTTCCCGCGGATGAGGCAGCGGCCTGCGAGGCCGCGGCCGCTGTCCTCAACCCCAGGACACACACGGACCTGGAGCTGCACCAGATCCTGGAATTGCACCAGGGGGATGTCTACGCGGCGGCCTACGAGGTGCTGATCCGCAAGTCCCAATCCACCAAGGCCGCCATGGCGGGCATGACCCTGCCGGAGCAGGAGCGCTACTGGCTGCGCCAGGCGGCCGGAGTACGCAGGAATCAGGGCAAGGCAGCCGAGCGGGCGGACCAACCCTGAGGAGGCGATGATATGAGCCAGTTACACGCGCTACAAATCAAAGCGCTGACAGCGAAGACCCTCCGCAGAATGGGCGCGAAACAGTACACCCTGCTGCGCGTCCCCAAGGACCTCAACGGCCAGCCCGCCGGCGAGGCGGAGGAGATCGGTCAGATCTTCGGACTGTCCTACATGGACGCCGGCATCCGGAACCGCGTGCACATCGCGCTGCCGGGCGTGGTCAGCAGCGGGGACGCGCCCACCATGGCGTGCGTGCTGCTCAGCGGCAAGCTCCCTGAACCGGGCGACCTGATCACCCGCTGCGGGAAACAGACCACTGCCCTGAGCGCAGCGGTCAGCGGGCCCTTGATCATCATCACCACACAGGAGCTGATCCCGTGAGGACCGACATCAGCCGCTTCCTGCAAAGGACCACGGAGCTGCAGCGCCGGCACGACTTCGCGCTGGAGGCGTACAGCCGCGCGGCGGGGAACAAGATGGTGGCATACGCCAAAAGAAACTACCCATGGAGCCGCTATCGAACACATTCAGCCCGTGACGGCATCGGCTCATCCGTGCACTGGACAGGCCAGCACAGGATCAAGCTTAGCCTGACCAGCCAGATGAGCTACGGCATCTATCTGGAATATGTGAACTTTGCCCACAAGGGCCGCCTGTCCATCTGGTGGCCAACCGTGGAGCGCTTTGCGCCGGAGATCCTGCGGGGCTGGGCCAGCGCTGTGAGCAAGTGACAAAGGAGGTGCAGGGCCATTTACCAAACCATCAAGGAGACCTTGAAAAATGTGCTCCCTACCTACGACCCGGGCGTACAAATCGGGGAGGTCAAATCCCCCTACGCCGTGATCCACGACATGGGCACCAAGCCCCGGGAGGGCACCCGGGGCATCCTGGGGCAGCGGATCTATGAAATCGTTGTCCTGGTGCCCGTGCGCGAGCAGGACAAGCTGGGCCAGGCCTGCCGCCAGGTGCGCGAGGCGCTGAGCGCGCTGCCGCGCATCAAGTACACCGGGGACGCGGCCCCCACCGGCATCGAGGCGGAGTACAAGGGCGCCAGCGTGAGCCTGATCTACCGGATGCCCGTACGAATCCAATAAAACACAGGAGGAAACAACATGCCAGACCCCACTTTGGAAGCCGTAAAGAAAGGCTTCGCAGTCTCTGATATCGCGGCTGTGATCATCACCACATCCACAAAAAAATACCTGATCCAGACCGGCTCGGAGGCCAATTTCCGCGCCGCCGTTTCCGCCGGGGCGGAAAAAGAGCTGCGCAAGAAAAATGTCATTCTGGCGCTGAACAAGACCGACGACATCCTCAAAGGCTACGACGTGGATTTCATCGATGTGCTCATGCACCCGGAGGTGCTGGCCATCATCGAGGGCGGCGTAGCCACCTTCACAGGCACCTCGCCCAATGAGACCTTCAGCAGCTACACCGGCCCGGTGGCCGGCTCGCCGGTGACCCGGATCGCCTTCGACCTGGACATCTACTGCGAGAACCTGGACACGGACGGCAGCGTCACCGACTACCTGCAGTTCACGCTGAAGAACTGCAAGGGCAAGCCGACCGAGTTCGTCCTGAAAGACGGCGATTTCTTTACCCCCCGGTACACCGTGGAGAGCCGCCCGGAAACGGGCACCTCGCCCATCACCATCGCCAAGGCCGCCAGCATCCCGGCAGTGACCTAATCACACCGGGAGCCCCGTTATATCCGGGGCTCCCGGCGCAATGATCAAAGCAAGGAGGAAGAACCCATGGAAAAAAGCAAGGAGACCCCTAATGTTACAGACCTGAATGCCGTCAAGGCGCGCCTGGACGGCCAGGTGCATGAGCTGCCCGACTTTGGCGACGGCGAACCCTTTGTCGCCAGGCTGCGCCGGGTGAGCCTGCTGGAGATGGCCCAGAACGGCGACATCCCCAACGAGCTGCTGGGCGCTGTGAGCGACCTTTATTTCAAAGGGACCTCCGGCATGAAGTCCCTGCAGGACACAGCCAAGTCCTTCCGGTTCATCGCGGAAAAGTCCCTGGTGGAGCCCAGCTTCGAGGACATCCAGGCGGCGGGGCTGGAGCTCACTGACGCCCAGCTTCTGGCCATTTACATGTACACCGTGGGAGGCGTGTCATCCCTGAGATCCTTTCGCGGCCAGTGAGCGCTTCCTAATCCTGTGCCGGGCGGCCGAGCGCTTCCGGGCCCGCCCCAGCCAGCTGCTGGACATTGACGACGCATATACAGCGTACTGCCTGGATGAGGCGGGCGCTTTTTTACTGGCTCAGCCTGAGCCGCCCAGCTACAAACGGGCGCAGGCGAGGCCGATCAACCGGGATCCCGCCCTGATGAAGAAGCTGGAACAGCTGGGCGCGAAGGTCGAAATCTGACAAACAAACGCGCAATCATTGCAAAAGGATGTGAAGGCATGGCCATTCGCGGAGGCGACATTATCAGCTATCTGGAGCTGGACAAATCCAGATACAGCGCGACCTTGAAGGCCGCGCAGGCTGAGGCTGCCGTGTTTGCCAAGGAAAACGCCACCCTGGGCCAGAAGGCGCAGGGCATGCTGAACATTGTGGGCGCGGCGGGCAAGGGGCTGACCGCAGGCCTGAGCGTCCCCATCGCGGGCGTTGCGGCGGCCAGCGGTCAGCTGGCCATTGACTTTGAAAGCGCCTTTGCCGGCGTGCGCAAAACCGTGGACGCCACCGAAGCTGAGTTCGCGCGGCTGCGCGCGTCCGTCCTGGAGATGGGCCGGGTTGTGCCCAAGGCCCACGGCGAGCTGGCGTCCTACATGGAGACCGCCGGGCAGCTGGGGGTGCCCCAAGCGCAGCTGGAAAAGTTTACCCGCACCATCGCCGACCTGGACGTGGCCACCAACCTGGCAGGCGAGGCCGGGGCCAGCATGCTGGCGCAGTACGCCAACGTCACCGGAATGGACCTTTCCAACATCGACCGCCTGGGCAGCGTGATCGTGGACCTGGGCAACAACACCGCGACCACCGAGCTGGACATTGTCAACATGGGCCAGCGCCTGGCCGGCATGGCCGGCATCCTCAGGCTGACGGACGCCCAGACCATGGGCCTGGCGGCTGCCATGGCCAGCCTGGGCATCAACGCAGAGGCCGGCGGCAGCGCCATGAGCCGGGTCATGCAGCGGATGCTGCAGGATGTGCGCAAGGGCGGGGATGAGCTGAAGAAATACGCCCAGGTCGCAGGGCTGAGCGCGCAGGCTTTCGCGCAGGCCTTCGACGCGGATCCCATCCAGGCGCTGACGCTGTTTATTGACGGGCTGGGCGCGATCAACGCTGCCGGCGGGAATGTCTACACTATCTTAGAAGAGCTGGACCTTTCTGACATCCGGATCACCGACACCCTGCTGCGCATGACCGGCGCCCAGGGGCAGCTGGAAACCAACATTACCCGCGCCAACAAAGCCTGGGAGGAAAACTTAGCGCTGCAGCGGGAAGCGCAGCAACGCTATGACACCACGGAAAGCCGCATCAAAAAGGCGCAGAACAGCATCCGGGAGGCCGGGATCGCCGTCGGGGACGCCTTCCTGCCCACCATCGGCCAGGCAGCTGACGCGGTGGCGCAGCTGGCCAACAAGTTCGCTGAGCTGGATGAGGGCGCAAAAGGAAACATCCTGACCGGCGCCGGCATTGCCGCGGCCATCGGCCCGGGCATGCTGCTGCTCAAGGGCGTGATCGGCCTGCTGAGCGGCCCGGGCGGGCTGGCCGTCGCGGCGGGCCTGGCGGCAGCCGGGATCTGGGGCATCCACACCGCCATGAAAACGGAGCATGACCGCAAGGTCATGGAGACCACGCGCGACCTGTTCGGACAGATCGAGCTGTCCACAGAACAAATCCAGTCAATCATCGCGGCGGGCTTCGGCACGCCGGTGATCGACACGAGCAGGCTGGAAACCGCGCGCAGCGACGCCCAGAAAGCTTACGATCAGTTCCGTCAGCTGAACGGGCAGCTGGGATCGAAACTTTATACCCTCAGCATCACAAAGGACACCGAAGGGCTTAAGAGCCTGCCGGGGGAGGTGGACGGGCTGATCGCCGCCGCGGAGCAAAGCCTTGCTTCCGGCCGCGAGGCCATGATGACCAGCCTCAACCAGCTGTTTGACCCCGGCGAGGGCGAGGAATTCAAGCTGAGCACCGGCAAGTGGTTCTCCGGGCTGGAGCTGGAGCTGCAGGCCAAGGGCAAGGAGCTGCGGGACGCGGTCAAGGATGCCTTTGCCGGGGACGGCACGCCTGATCCAAAGGACATGGAGCGGATCATGCGCCTGCAGCAGCAGCTGTTTGAGATCGCTCAGAAGGCTGCCATGGTGGACCAGCAAAGCCGGGAGGATGTCTTTAAGACACGCGCCGGCATGACAGATCTGTCAGCTCAAAGCATCCTGGGGCTGGAGGCGGAACGGCAGCGCATGAAGGAAGAGATGCAGCGCGAAGCTGAAACCCTCTTCAACGATGCCCTGTACCAGGCCGCGAAAATGAAGAACAGCGGCTACTATGACCCGGAGCTCTTCGGCAGCGTGGATGAGCAGTATAACGCGCTGGTGGCGCAAGCCAAGGAGGCGTACGGGCAAAAGGACACGCGCATCCTGATGCGCAGCCTGAGCGTGGCCAAGGAAGCCTATTTCGACAAGGGCATTGATCCTTACGTCAATGACATGAACCGGCTGTACGAGCTCTACAATAAATATGGGACTTTCAGGGACATCGGAGAATTTACGAAGCGCATCCAGGAGTCCGGAGAATCCTTCACCGATAAGGATATGGCCGCGCTACTTCAAGAGCGTGAACGGCTGCAGCTGTCAATGGACTCCGCCAAGGCCTTTGTGACCGCTTATGCGGACATCTACGATGATCTGCTCAAGCTGCAAGGATTGCTGGCCAGTCAGGGGATCAAGCTGTCGCCTGAGCACCAGGAGATGCTTGAGCGCTATGAGCTGCTTCAGGCCTTCAGCAAAGCCGGGTCCGATTCGGACAGAAATCCGGAAAAGTTCATGTACCTGGCAAAGCAGCAGGGCCAAAAAGACGGGCAGGCTTATCAGGAGGGCTTTGACCAAGGCAAGCAGGAGACTGAACAGACG